AGTAGGTTCTGTTGGGAAAGTAACAGATGACATATCTAAATTACCATTTGCGTCTAATTTTGGCGATGCACTAGCAGGTAAATCTCTAAGAGCTTGTCTATAAGTTTTCCAAGCATCATCATTTGATAAAGTTAAATCTCTTGATTGTGTCCAATCACAAGCTGCTAATTTTGCATCTCTTTCAACTCTTAATAATCTCATAGGCTCTGCCTCTGTTAACTTTGTAAGTTCTGCATTTATTTGAGATTCAGTTGGCTTTGTAGAACTATCAAGCCATGTTAATCCAGAATATTCTGTGCCTTGCCAAGTCCATTCTGTATTTGGCTTTAAAGAAAATAAAGCATCACCTTTAGTATAAATCATGTTGAATACTCCTTTGCTGTGATATTTGCAGCTACATTATTACTCATAACATAAAAATTATGACCACTATTGATTTTTCCATATACTGTATATGTTACTTGTGAAGTTGTATTTGGAGAATCAGAAAATTGTAAATTAACACCACATATTCCACCTGCACCACCTAAATTGGCAAACTGCCCAAAACCATAAGTGCCATCTCCTAAATTTGTAGAATCTCTATATAAAGTTACATCTACAGCTGCATTTGAACCACTTTTGTAAATTGGAAAACTAGTAGCTATTAATATTTTTGAACTTGCAGAAGTAGGTGTGATATTAACTGTAACTCCTGTAGTCACATAAGATGTGCTTGTTATTTGTATTGAAGTTCCAAGATTGGCAGATTGTACTTGTAAAAGTTTTCCTAAAGATGCTGTGCTTGT